ATTAACCTTTCTCTATTATTTAAGTGAGCTTGTTCAACTTCGTCTTTGTTCTGGCCGTGATATGCTACGGCATAGCCTTCGTTTATCATTATGGTAGTGACCATAGTTGTTGTTAAGGTATCATCATCTGGTACAATAAAGTCTCCTAGTATCCTACCGAACTTGCCTTTTTTATCTTCTCCACTCTTATCGATTTGTGTTTTCAGTATTTGAATAGAACCAATAGGCATCAGTTCTTTTAGTCTTGCCTTACTTGCTAAACCAAACTTCTTTTCAACCTTGTCTCTTGTTCTTGACTCTGGTGTGTCTATTCCCATTATTCTTACACGTTCTTTGTGTAGCCACACACCGAATCCTAAGTCTATATCAACGTCGACTGTGTCTCCGTCAACCACTCTTAAAATTTTTGCTTTATATTCGTACATGAGTATCTCCTATTATTCATCCAAGTCTAATGCTTGATCGCCCCATTCTTCCATTATCCACTCTCCAAAGGCTGTTCCGAAGAGCCACATTAATGTTAGGATTATTATTCCTACACATATTATTAGTATCCATACTACAATTTTTATTGCTATATGCTTGTCTTCTGTCCAATGTGCTACATTCTTTATTTTGTTTTTAACTCCGTTCAGCATATACTTGCCTACAACATATCGTGCCAACCTCATAACAATTAAGATTGGCGATGCTAGAACATCAAATAGTATCAAAAACAGGTCAACAGTAGCATCTATAATATTATCTGCGTTAAACCATTTACGTAGTTTTTCACGCATCAGACACTACTCAGCATGAAACATACTCATTAGTTCTGGACCAAACACACTGGCGGCCCATCCTAAAGCACAAATAGTCACAACTCCTAGTACTAACCATTTCATTTTAAAATCATCTACTGTCATCTTTAGTGCTATAAGTTCATTACCTAGCACTCGTACAGCCACTTCTAGTTTACCTTGATCATCTAGTTTACTCATTTTATTTCCCCTGTCCGCGATATACCTTGTAACTTCGACGTTTGCTTTTGTTCATCGAACTGGTCTTCATCATTGATTTGTTTCCGCCGATGCTGGTCTTTTTTCGTGTCTTTTCATGTGTTGTTGTACTAAACATCTTTGCCATTTTACTTCTCCACGTTATATACGTATATTTATTAAATACGCATAAATAAACCCAAAAGGAAAATCTATGTCAAAGAATAGAATCTTTAAGTTTACCGATGGAGAAGAAATAAAAGAAGTAACTGCCCTAGGTTGGAAGAAAGCTGTAAAGTCTTTCCAAAGCGGAGCCAAAGCAACCGAGACCGTTGTAAGTTGGATTGGCAAAAAAGGAAAAGAAATGACCAAAAGGATCAAATTGCCGCTAGGACGTTCTAAGAAGATAGGAAAGTGATATGGCTGGAATAAAACAAAGAGGACCTGCTTCTGTTAATCATAAAAAAACTGTGTTGAGAGACGGAGAGCCTGTTGAAATTAAACCAGTAAGATATTATGGACCCGGAGCCAATGGTAGAATGTGTGGTGCTTATTCTGATACAGGTGAAATGATTCGAGACAAGGACGGATTTCCTAAATCTTATAGGAGTATCTAGTGAGCTTGGTACTAAAAAAGTTTATCGTAAGATTGAGAATGTTTTACGCAGACATCCGAGGGCATCATGGTAAGCGTTGGAATTATGAACCTTCCGAACATTACCTGGGCATGAAAAGAAGTCAAAAAAATAGGCCGAGATAAACACGGCCTATATTCTAATTTAGAATTTTAATTTAATAGAACCAATAACCTTCTGATCGTTATCAGTATGGGCTCCAGTAAAGATATTAGTCTGTTCAGTATCATGTAGATACACACCGGCTTCAAAGTTTTGGCCGTTGTTCATTGCTACATCATACACTACACCATAATACATACCTGAGTTACCTAGATCATCGTTTTCCATCTTGTGTACTGTGGCACTAAAGTTTTCGTTGATGTTGTACATTAATCCATAATCCCAACGATCTGCTTCGGTGTAAGTACCTGTGTCTTTGTCGTCCCATTTTTCGATACCCCAAACTATAGGAGCACCAAATCTATGTAACGAACCACCGATTGAAAATCCTTCTTGATCGGTTTTCTTTGAATAACCAGAAGCACTAGCAGGTGATCTAATAGTCATGTATGAAACATCAGCATATCCCATAAGGCTCACTGTTGCTGTTCCGTACCATGTGTCTTGATTAGTATCACGTCCAATAGATACACCCCAAGGAGTTTCTCTACTTAGACCATAGCTATCGAAGTCCATCTCATTATTCTTTTCCCAATTCCAACCACCAAATGCTAGAACTGTCTTTTCGTTGTGATCAATCCTATAATTTGATTGGGTGTAAATCAAAGGTACGCTAATCTTAGGAGTCTTAGCAAAACCTAATCTTTGGGCATCTGTTTCACCTACAAAGAATCTAGCATAGTCATTACCAAATCCAATTTGCTTTTCAACAAGCTCGTTGTTCTTTGTTGTGTCAAGTGAATAATGACTGTCGAGTCTCATAGATCCACCTGCCCAGTCTACTCCTAATGGGTTTTCTGGCATGTCGTTCTGAATACCAAAAATGAATTCTGATCTTCCGTCCCAGCCTGAGTCGTATGTCTTGTCATCGTAGTATGCTTCAATGTTACCATTGATAAACATACCGTCTGGTAAAGACAATGCTTTAGATTCAAGTTTGGATACCCTCTCTTCTAAAGTTGTGTCGGCATGTGCTGTTCCGAATGTCAAGACAGCCAGAAAGGCCACGCCAAATATTGTTGTTATTTTCATTTATTATTTCCTTCTTATATCGATATATACTTCGCCTGACTACTTTTTTCAGACAAATTTACTTATATTTAATTTGTAAAAAAGGAATAGAAAGTGGTCCGTTCTGTTGCTAGGTGGACCAAACCCCGAGCGATTACGCCGCGATGGCGAAATCCTCATTCACGTATTTTCTCGCATTAGAAAAATCTACGAAAGAAAACACGTTAGATGCATTATCGTTTGCATTTATGACGTGTGTTCGCGTTAACCGAGCTTACATCCGGACAACTCCACGCTCCTATTAACTGCCAGTCGATCCTAGTTCAGGCCCATCATAAACACACTAGGATCAACATAGCCTAGTGCATAGGCTATTCCTATTTCAATACCTAGTAGGAATACAAGTCCTAAGACCGCAAAACCTACTGCCATAGGTAGAAACATAAAGTCTTTCCAAGTTCTTTTTCTCGTACAACAACTACTCATGTTATCTCCAATGTGTTTATGGTGGACCTGCTGGGTACTGCCCCCAGGTCCTGTCCAGCGTTTGAATTGCTTCAACGTTGTAACTATATTTATAACATCTTAAAGGTAGTTTGTCAAGAGAAAAACGTATAAAAAATAACAGGTATAGTGAGCTATTTGATCAACACCTTGGATTGTCCAAAATGTGCTAGAGTTTGTAGTCACTTTGTAATATTTTGTACAAGTGGTTTTAACATAATCTATTATGAAATGTAGTACAAAATCTAGCAAAGCTATCAATATGGCATTTAAAACGCCACTAAAAAATAAACATACTATAAAAGTTAGCAGAGAGTGATCTGCCGCGTGTATGTAGCCCTTTGGGCTCTTTAAGTTGCTTTTATCACCAGATGTAAGCCGACTTTGTAGGACGAGATCTGCTAGTGCGTGTTTGATTACTAGCATGAATAATAACATGGCTTCCGCCATAACCTCTCCTATTCTGGAATGTGAACTACTTTGATATCGACTGCGACTGGTTTACCATTATGATCTGAAATTTCATATTCTACAATCATGTTCTGTTTAACCGTTTTGATTCCTGATTTTCTAAATTCAGAAACGTGTACGAAGATGTCTTTCTCAGTCTCTCCTCGTGATAAAAAGCCGTAGCCTTTTACATGATTGTACCATTTAAGTTTACCTTGTTGTGCCATATTTAGAAATGCCCTTCTTAGCAAGGGGGGCCACTTCATGTAGCTCCCCTAACTTTATATTTATTACATTGCGTTCTTTTTTTCTTGGATCTCAGCTCTGCGAGCTTTTGCCAATTTACCCATTTCGCCTAGAGCTTTTCTTGCTCTTGCGGCCGCGGCTTTTACACCTTTGGTATCAAAAGACTCAGCTTCTGCTAGGTATGCTTCGTACTGAGCTTTAATTTGTTCGTGAATGTCTGACATAATTATCTCCTTTAATTGACTACTTTGAGTCCAGTTGTTGATTCTATATATTGCTTCGCTGTTGTCTCACTAGTCTTAGCAATGAATACAACGTTTCCTAGATTAATTAGCATTTCTGTGTCCATGCTCACTGTCAAAGCGAACGGAACCATTCCAATTCCCTTTTCAGTCATGGTTAAAACCATAGGCTTTTTAATCTTTATAGAATCGTCTTTCACATCCGTGACTCTGGCTACTACTTCTTCGCCAGCTACAGTTTTGAATGTGACGGTATCACCGACACTGTATGGTTTTTCTATTAACATTAGCCTGTCGCACTCCCTGTTCCGTTGAACCCTGTATCTTCAATGTAGCTCAACAGTTGCTCATAACCACCAACGTGATGTCCACCTATAAAGATCTGGGGAGCAGTTCTGGGAGCAGGCAATCCTTTGTCTTCAAAAAGTTGCATCAACTCAGCAGGCTGAATGTCAGATCCGATAGTCTTTTCTGTGTATGTCAAATTCATGTTCTTGAAAACATTTTTTGCTTTTACACAACTAGGGCACATTGGTTTGCTATAAATTGTGATGTCCATCATAAACTAAATCCTTTCAGTACATCTTCATCTACGTCTTGTTTAATGCCCCCGATTATATAACTCTCAACTTCAGTTTCCTGTGGTGCCACCTGTAGTCCTGAACTTGATAGCCAGTGTTGTGTCCAAGGCAGAGGATTATTGTTAAGTGGACGATCATATATCGGTTTGTATCCGAGAGCCTTAAGCCTCTTGTTAGCGATAAACTCTACATAATGATGTAGAAGTTCTTCGTTTAATCCAATGATTGCTCCATCCTTGAACAAATAATTTGCCCATGCCTTTTCTTCATCAACACATGTTCTCCACATGTCAAGAACTTCTTCTTCACATTCGGCCGCTATCTTTTTCATTTCCGGATCATCTAAACCTTTGATCCAGTTCTTGATAACGTGTGTTGATAAATTCAAATGCGTTGCTTCATCTCTAGCAACTAACGATACGATCTTTGCCGATCCTTCCATGTTCTTTGATTCAGCAAACGAAAAGGTACATGCGAAAGAAACATAAAAACGTAACCCTTCAAGAATGTTTACGTTCATCATGGCTAGAAATAGCTTTTTCTTCACGTCTCTCAACGAACCTTTCTTGCGTTGGAACCAATCATCTGCCGCGAGCGTGAAAGCATCGTAATTTTTTGTAACTGACTTTGCCCTTTTTAGAATCTCTTTATCGTCTAAAATCGTATCAAATACTTCCGAAGGATCCGCATACACATTTTTTATGATATGTGTATACGAACGTGAATGGATTGTTTCAAAGAAATCCCAAGTTACAATACATCCTTCTAGTTCTGGAATCGATACGTAAGGTAAGAAAGCCAAACTAGGACCACGTCCTTGAACGCTATCCAACAGTGTTTGATATTTTAGATTGGCAGTAAAGATGTGTTTTTGCTCTGGTCTAAAGTTTGCGAAATCAGCTCTGTCTTTTTGTAATGAAACTTCTTCCGGTCTCCAAAAATAACCAAGCATGGTTTGGTTCAACTTATCAAACTCTGGGAATTTGAATGTATCATACCTTTGTGTGTTTTGATCTGGACCAAAGAACATTGTGCTCTTTGTAAAATCTACTTTTTCTTTATTGAATACTGTTTTTGCCATTTGTTAATCCTTCCGTACCTCTAGTATAACATACCTCTTTGCCTGTGTCAACTGTTAAATCGCACAAGCCTCACAATAATCTTCATACTCTTTGTCGGTTCCGTTAAACTCTTCACGCTGAACCGGATTTTCTTTTACATTATCATGCCAACCCAAAGAATGTTGTGGATCCTCTACACTGCCATCTGACTTATAATCGTAAGTGTTTTGATAGTAGCTTGTTTTCCACCCATACTTGTATGTATTTAACAAGTCTTTGATCATTACACTCATAGGCACTTCATTGTTATCAAAGTGTGTAGGATTGTAACTCCAGTTTCCGCTGATAGCTTGATCAAAGAACTTTTGCATTACTGCTACAATGTTGATATATCCATCGTTATCTGGCATGTCCCAAAGCAGAGTATAATGGTTTTTCAATGTTTGATACTGTGGTACTACTTGCTTTAATGGACCCTTTTTACTCTTCTTAACAGACAGATATCCTCTTGGAGGCTCAATACCATTAGTAGCATTGCTAACAATGGATGAACTTTCGCTTGGCATCTGTGCTGATAGTGTAGAGTGTCTTAATCCGTTTTGTTTAATTTCTTCTCTTAGCCAATCCCAATCGTACTGTAATTTAATATCACAAATTTCGTCAAGTTCTTTTTTGTAGTGATCAATTGGTAGTATTCCGTCAGCATACTTTGTTCTATCAAAGTATTCACACTTACCCTTTTCCTTTGCTAGGTTATTAGATGCTTTCAGCAGATAAAATTGAAATGCTTCTGTAAGCCTGTGTACTAATGTAAGTGCTTTCTTGTCGCCGTATGATACTTGGTTCTTAGCAAGATAGTGTGCTAGTCCAATATAACCTACACCTAACGAACGTCTTGCTTTCGTACTTATCTCTGCCGCATGTACAGGATATTTTTGATAGTCAATTATTTCGTCCAAAGCTCTTACAGCCAAATCACATAAATCTTCCATGTCGTCTAGCTCTTTAATAAGCCCTACATTGATAGCTGAAAGAATACATAATGCTATTTCACCTTCTGGATCGTCAATGTGTTGTAAAGGTTTTGTTGGCAATGTAATCTCTTGACAAAGGTTACTCATGTAAACTTTGTCCTTGAACGAACTGTGTGTATTGGCATGATCTACATTCATAATATAGATACGTCCGGTCTCAGCTCTTTCTTTTACCAAAGCAGAAAACAATGTCATTGCTGGTAGAGTTTTCTTTTTGATTTTAGACTCTTTCTCATACTTTTCATAAAGTCTTTTGAACTCATCAGCATCGCCAAAATATGCTTCATATAAGCCCGGAACATCTTTTGGTGAGAAAAGAGTTATTTCGCCTTGGCCTAATAATCTTTCATACATTGTTTTATTCAGTTGAATCGAGTAGTCCAACTTACGTACACGATTGTCTTCAGTACCTTTGTTGTTTTTCAGCACAAGAATATCTTCAATTTCTTGATGCCAAAACGGAAAATGAACTGTGGCTGATCCACCACGTACACCATTCTGTGTACAACAACGTACAGTTGCTTCGAACTTCTTTAGAAACGGAATCACACCAGTGTGTGCTACTTCTCCACCTCTGATCTTTGAGTTGATGCCTCTGATACGTCCTGAGTTGATTCCAATGCCTGCTCTCTGTGCCGTGTATCTACCAATCGACATATAACTTGCGAAGGTACTATCAAGGGTATCGTCACTGTCAACAAGGACACACGAAGCAAACTGTCTAATAGGTGT